GATCTTCGACACCGCGATCTCCAATCTCGGCGAGCGGAATTTCGAATATGTCGCGATGCCGTTCACCGACTCGACATCGCTGCTGGCGTGGGAGACCGAGTACGGCTTCACCGACAGCGGACGCTGGGGCTGGATGCGCCAACTGTTTGGCCACATCTTCTCGGCGAAGCGGGGTGACTATCCGAGCCTGCTTGCCTTCGGCGAAACCCGCAACCAAGGCGTCACCTCGATCATGGCGGTCGAGCTGGCGTCACCGACGCCGGTCTACGAGTGGGCCGCCGCCTATGCCGCCAAAGCCCAGCGCGCCCTGATCAACGACCCGGCCCGGCCACTGCAGACGCTGGAATTCACCGGGGTGCTGACCGCGCCGCTACACCAGCGCTTCAACCGGCCGGAACTGAATACGCTGGCTGGCTCCGGAATCGCGACGCAGGAAGCCGATGCCAACAATCTGCCGATGATCCTGCGGGAGACCACGACCTACCAGCTCAACCTGTATGGTCAGGGCGACGACGCCTACGAGCTGGTGACCACGCTGGCGACGCTGGCGCGGTTGCTGCGCAATCAAAAGCAGGCGATCACGTCGGCCTTCCCGCGCCACAAGCTGGCCGATGACGGCACCCGCTTCGGTCCGGGGCAGGCCATCGTGACGCCGGGCCTGATCAAGGCGGAGCTGGTCGCGGAATATCGCGTCGATATGTTCAATGGGCTGGTCGAGAACATCGCGGCGTTCAAGGCCAACCTGATCGTCGAACGCGACATCAACAATCCGAACCGCGTCAACGTGCTGTATCCGCCGGATCTGATCAACCAGCTCCGCGTCTTCGCCGTGCTGGCGCAGTTCCGCCTGCAGTACGACCGGGGCATCGATACCGGCATCACCAGCGCTGGCGTCGGCAGTCAGGTCGTCGCGGCTGGTGGCGGGGCATAGTCCCCGTCGCCCTTTCCCCCCAAACCCAAATAGGAGGTTGCATTGGCTCAGAAGTTCGCGGGTATAGCATTTCTATTCGTCGCCGGTAACCAGCTTCGGTTGCGCGGCAATTTCACCGTGTCGCCGTCGCCGGTCGAGCGCACCATGATCGCCGGACAGGATGGCGTTCACGGCTTTCAGGAGCTGCCGCGCGTCCCCTTCATCGAGGGCGACATCTCGACCACGTCCGATCTGCAGCTCGAAAGTCTCGACGGCATGACCGACGTCAACGTGGTCGCGCAGCTCGCCAACGGCTGGCAGTACAGCCTGATCGGCGCGACGTGCAAGGCCGCGCTGGAAGCCAACTCCCGCGACGGTCAGGTGCGCGTGCGCTGGGAAGGCCTGTGGTGCGAGGAAATTCCGCTTGGCACCGGGCCAACCCTGACCGAGCAAAGCAACGTCACGCTGGGCGGTCCGTAGCAAACAGGTGAAGGGAAACAGGTGAAGTAATGAACAAGCCAGACAAGCGTGAAGGGTTCGTCAGCAAAGCCGAACCCATTGACGAGACGCCGAAAGGGCCGGTGATCGAGAACGAGCCGGTTGTCCCCGTTCCGGCGGACCCGGAGGAAAAGGAGACGTGGCCGGTCAAGGTCAAATTGTTGCACAAGTCGGTGCGCGGTCCGAAGGGCGACATGATCAGGGAGCTGTCGTTCCGCGAGCCGACCGGCGGCGACATCAACCGTTATGGCAACCCGTGCATTGTCGATCAGAATGGCGACGTGATCATCCTCGACCGCAAGATGATCACCATGATGGCGGTGCTGTCCGGCGTCCTGCAGCCGTTTCTGGAGGCGATGGACCCGCGCGATTACAATTCCTGTGCCTACAGGTTGCGCGGTTTTTTTATTCCAGATCCGGCGGCTTGGTAAACTTTGAGCTGCCGGTTCTCGACTGCTATCGGCTGGCCAAATTCTACCATGTCTCGCCGACCGTCTTTTTAGAGATGGGCCTGACCGAGGTTCGCAAGCATCTGGAGCGGACCATCGATCTCGCGCACATCATGAACCGGGAAAACGCATCGAGCGACGATGGCTGAGATCATGCATCGGCACCAAACGCGCGCACCGTCAACGGAGTAAAATAAAATTCCGGACTTTGAAGAACTAAAACTGACGGTTTCGCTCACCGACGATGCGTCGGCGGGGCTGACCAACATTCGCGCCCAGCTCGTGCAACTGACCCAGACGGCGGGTCAGGTTCAGACCGCGTTTGCCGGTGTGGCAGCAAGTACGCAGCAAATCGGCCAAGCGGCGCAGCAGACGACACCGAGGGTTAGCAGCGTCGAGAAGGCGCTGAAGGATCTCAGTCGCTCGGCCGAAGAAACCTCGCGCGGCATGCTGCAGATGGTCCTGTCGATGAGGGGCGGTGTCGGCGCACTCCCGCAGCTTGCTCTGGGCCTCCGCGAAGCAACCCAAGGTCTGAAAGGCGTCAATGAGGGAATGGCGGCGCTCGCGCCAGCGACAAGGCTGGCGGTCATTGGCCTTGGTGGTATTGCTATCGGCATCACCGCCATCGGGGCCGCTGTTGCTGCCTACGGCATCTCGGTTTTCAAATTCTCGCAGGAGATGTTCACGCTCAGTCAAACTGCTCGCGCTCTCGGCATGACCTTCGGGCAGCTTAGGAACATGACTGAACAGAACGAGCGATTTGGCATCTCCGCCGAAAATACCGCTGCACAGATTGGCAGAGTGAATGAAGCTCTGACTGATCTGACGTTGAGCGGTTCAAAGCTGCGGCAATCCCTTTTGAGCGAGGGAGTCCCGGCGCAATGGATTGACGACTACACGAAACTCACCAACGAAGTTGACCGTTACAACGCGAGGCTTGCAGCACAGATCAAGATTCGCGACGACTGGATCAAGCGCGGCGTATCACCGGAGGTTGCGGCAACTATATCCGGTCGATTCCAGACGCGGTTGGGAGGAGATCCCACCGCGATCACGCGCCCGCCGCTGGAGCAGCCGACCGCAGCAGAGCTGGCGCAGTCGAAGCGAATTGAAGAGTCGAGTGCGGCGATAGCCGAGCAGTGGCGCATCATCTCCAAGCATATCACCGACATCAAGAATGCGTTTCTGGAGTTTGGTCTGCCCGGCGTTCTCAGCACGCTGCAATCCATCGCCGGGGTGCTGGGAAGAATTACCGAGGGCATGCGAAAAGTTAAGGAAGGAGACCCCGGCCACAAATTGGTTCCGGAGAGATCGATTTTTGGGCGAGCGCTCGGCGGTCTCGGTTTCGGTCAGGAACCGCCTGCTACCTTCGATGAAAGATTCAACGCCTTAAAAAGTCCGTCGAGCTTCCGGGGCGCGAACGATAATAATCCGCTTCTGCACCGGAGCAGCTTCGGTGGTGATACTGGCGGCAGTAGCGGTGAAGGCCGCGCGCAGGCCGTCATCAAGGGGGGCGTGTACGAAGCGCTGGTCGAATTCTACGGCTTTCTGCGGGGCGGCGGTACGGGCGGCGGCGGAATCCAGAATGCGTCGCTGACGACTGGCAACATTCCCGGCGCTGGCCCCGGCGGGAGTGCCTTACACAGCGGCGGTGGTTATACCGTACTTCCAAACGGCAGCGATGGCGGACCCGGCACAGGCAGAGGCGCAGGCGGCAGCGGAGGTGGCGGAGGCGTAGTCGATAAGTCCGGCAAGGGTGTTGATCCCGACACCGTTGGCCAGTTGAAGCAATTGGCTTCGACCGGCAACACATCTGCCATGCGCCAGCTCATGACATCGCGCGGCTACCGGGTTGACAGCGCGTGGTGCGGCGATCTCGCGCGAACGCTCGTCGGCGGCAGCGGCTTCCAAGTGCCACAAGGTTATCCGATTGCATCGACATGGCGCGGCATTGGCGCGCACGCTGAAGGCTCAGCCATCAATGAGCCGGGCACGCAGTTTGGCAGCATCGTCGCATCCAAAACCAATGTGCCGATTGGACAGACCGGCGGTCATGTCATGACGGTCGTGCCCGGCACCTACGATCCGAAGAACAACACTGCGGAAGTGGTTGATACTGGCGGACGACGGCGGCGGACGTTGAACGGCTTTGAGCTTCGTTCTTTGCCCGCAGCGGAAGCCGTGGCGGCATCCGGAAACGTCAACAAAACATCACCGTCATCGGGTCCATCCACAGACGCGAACGTCATGCCCGAACTATCGAAATTCGTGGCGGCTAAAGAACAGTTCAGAGCGCATCCATTCGCTGACTTCGGCACGACGGGCATCGGCTACGGCACGCCAGCCGCCGGTCGCAGTAGCATCAGCGAGCCAGATGCGCGCAAGGAGATGGAAGGCAGGCTGGCCGAGAGCCTGAAGCGCGTCGATGAGCTGAACCCAAATCTGACGCAGGGTCAGCGAATGGCGCTGGCGTCGCTCGATTACAATACGGGTTGGATTCAAAAGGGCGGCGAAAAGAACGACGCAATGCGCGCGGCGCTCAAGAGCGGCGACCTCGCAGGCGCGAGAAGGTTATTCGGGACGTACACTCATGTCGGGGGACCGCAGGGAAGGGTGCTTCCCGGTTTGGCATCGCGGCGGGCGGAAGAACTTGGCGGGTTCTGGGACAGGCCAGATCCGGACCGCACCGCGCTTAGCAAGCCGCTCGACCGCAGCGCGCTGAATGACAACAACAGGATTCACTCGACCGGCCAACTTGATGTCAGCGTCAACGCTCCGCCCGGCACCAAGGTCAACTATCACGGCCAGAATCTTCTCAAGAACACGTCGATGCAGCGGCAGACGCAGATGATGCCGACCCAAGGCGGTCCCACAGTCGCCGATACCGCGCAGAGCTACATGAGGGGAGGCACCTGATGGCCTCGCCAACGATACCGTTTACGGATCAAAACATCGCGCAGATAGCGGCAGAGAGCGGCGGCGCTTCGAACATTCTCGCATTGCGATCCGGCATTGCGTGGCGGTCGTCGCTGAGACGCGCGAGCTTTCGTGGCGCGCAATTCCACGTCGATACCGGCGTGCGCGAATCCGGCCGTCGCGTCGTCAATCACGAATTCCCCAAGCGCAACACGCCCTATGCCGAGGACATGGGTCGCCGTGGCCGCGAATTCACGGTGCGCGGCTACATCATCGTCTACCCCCGCGATACCGGCGATCTGCTCCAGCAGAAGAACTACATCCCGGCGCGCGACAGTCTGATCTTGGCGCTGGAGACCGATGGGTCAGCTAATCTGCAATTGCCGACGCTCGGCGTTTTGAATGTCATGTGCCAGCGCTATCGCGTCACCGAGGAGGACAAGCTCGGCGGCTATTGCGTGTTCGACATGACGTTCACCGAATTCGGTCAGGCCCCGGCGACCGGCACGCGGGACAGCGCGGCTGGTGTAACCTACGCGGCGGCGAATCTCGGCAACGCGACGCAGACCGCCATCACCGATGGAACCAAGGCCATCGATAGCGGCGCAGCATCAACGACGATTTCCACATGATGCAAGCCCCGCACGTTCGCGAAGCCGCCGACATCATCCGCGTCGCGACCGGCCTATTGCTGGCGACGTCGAATAACCAGATCGGTCGTGCCGGATCGGATCTTCGCCGTGCCTGCGGTGACATGGCCGCGAATGCCGAGAAGTACATCACCTATAATCAGCTCGCGCCCAAGCTGGCCTATTGTTTTGATCAGGCGCGGGTGACCGGCGCGACGATGGACGAATTCAACCGGATACGCGAGGCCGTCGTTGCCGAGAGCGCGGTGTCGCTGATTGCGGTTCTAATCAAACAGTCCTGCGTGTCGTTCTGTCTGCAACAGATGTCGAACGTGCTCGCGGTCACGACATTCGTCAGCCGCGAGGATGTCGATTTTGTGCAAGGCGAGCTGAATGCCGCCTTCGATGACGCCGAAGAAATTGCGGCCGATGAGATGGCGCTCGTGACCTATCGCTCGTTGATCTCACTGCACGCGGCGGTGACCTTCCATCTCTATCAGACCGCCCGGCCATTGCCGCAGATGCTCGATTTCCAGTTTGCCGCGATCCGGCCGACGCTGATCCAGTCTTATCGGCTCTATGCCGACGCCAGCCGGGCCGACGAGTTGCGCGAGGAAAACAAGGTGGTGCATCCCGCGTTCGCGCCGCGCATCGGGCGGGCGTTGTCGTTCTGAACCATGGCGTTCAACCCGGCAGAAATTGCGGAACTGCAAGTCAATGATGCCATCTTCTACGATTGGGAGACCGTCTGGGTCCAGCATCGCTGGCACGACGGCTGGCCGGTGTTTCGGTTCACCGCCGCCGAAAATGCCACGATGCCTGCATCGTGGATCAATCTGCAGTTCAAGCCCGGCGATGCCTGCACCATCAGGCTCGGCGGCGTACAGGCAATCGACGGCATCATCCTGACGCGGCAGACTGCCTATGACGCCAATAACCATCAGGTCGAATTGCAGGGCGCGGGCCGGACGTGGGCGGCGTCAACCTCCAGCGTCGATGCCAAGGACGCCAATTTCGACGGCATGACGCTGCAAGCGATTGCTGACAAAGTCTACGGAAAATTCGGCGTGAGCGTGCGGCCAGTCGGCACGGTCGATGCCACACCGTTCCCCAAGTGTCAGGCGCAGCCGGGCGAGCTGGTGTTCGACTTTGTTGACAAGCTGGCACGTCAGCGCGGTGCGACGCTCGGCTCGGACCAGATCGGCAACATGCTGCTGATCGGCGACCACACGGGCACGGTGGTGCAGCAACTGACCGAGGGCGAGAACATCATGAAGATGCAGTGCGTCATCTCCAACGAGGTGATGGCGAGCCTCTACAGTGCGGTTGGACAGGCCGCCAATGCGGAGTCGATGCCCGCCGCTCAATCCGCCAATGTGGAAAAACAGGTCACAAGCAACAATTACAGGGGTGCCTTCAAATTTCTTCAGACCGTGCTGGAACATCCGTTCATGTCACCAAACGAGGTGGCGAAGCGGGCCGCATACGAGGCCCAATTCCGCGATGGC